TTGTGCAACCGGGCGGCCCGCCGGGGTGGTGGTTCTGCGAGCGTTAAAAGCGGCGGGCAATACAACCGCAACCGGGCCGATATCGAGCGCCGCTAGTTCGTCCGCGTGCTCGAGGTTGTTCGCCGATAGGTTAACGGTGAACCCGGCGGCGTTCGCTTTGCGGATTGCGGCGGCGTTACGCTTCCGGGCCGGGCTGTAATGGGTGAACGTAAAACCGCGTTTTCCATCGTTCGCCGCGACGATAGCGGCAAGCCCAGCGGAGTCGATCCGCTCCCCGTCGCCGGGTAGGTCGCCCGCTTGGTTGTGTCGCCAGAATTGCCCGGCGGGAAGCGCTGCAACGTCCGCGCAGAATTCCTCGAGCGTGCCGCCGCGCTCGCCCCGGGTTACTTCGTCCCACCGGCCCTTGAGCGGGTAGCCGTCGGCATAACAGCCCGCGCCCTTAAACGGGCACGCCTCCGGGCATGTTTCGGCGCTGGTAGTGCTAACGGGAATTCGGCCGGTTTTCTTATTGCGCGATTTACGGGTGAGAGAATAGTTCGCCATTGATTCGACTCCTTGTGTTATAGGACTTGTCTTATACCGCCGCGCCTATCATAGCGCAATAAAAAAAACGCCCGGCACGGAGCCGGGCGCTTCTGTTGGTGGTGTTCGGGCAGACTAAACGGACAAAAGCTCGAGCGCTTTAGTGTGCGCCTTAGTTTTAAGCTTGCCACCCGTGCCGTCGCCGAAAAGATTCGACGCAATGCCATGATCCGCGCCCCGGTTTTTAGTCGGGCGCTGATCGGCCAGCCAAGTGACGGTATTTAGCGCACCCCATAAGGTGCCGCGTGCCGACTCCATATCATGGCCCGGGTTGATACCGGGGGCCGGAGCGTTTGCAACGTCGGCGGGAAGATCAACGGCGACGCCCCGGGCGATCTGATCCAGTCGATCAGATACATAAAGCGCAACGTCCGCAGCGTTATCCTTCCCAACCGGGACGAAGTCCTGACCGCGATGGAACGCCATCGCCCGGCGCACCGCCACGCTATGAAGGACGCGCCCGGAGTCGTCGGTCTTTTCCTTACCGCCGAACACGCCCCGGAAATACTCGAGCAACTCGGCGTCGGTCATAGCGCGGGACGCCATGCGGCGGGCGCTATTAGCGAACACGCCGAACTTATCGGCGTTGAGGCCCAGCGCGGTTTCAACCGCGTCCGGGTCAAACGACACCCGGTGATCGTGGCGCTCACAATCGGTTCCCTCGGCAAGCGCGGCGGTCAGAGTGTTATTGCAGACCACCCGGGTATTCACGGCGGTAAACAAGTTGGCCTCGCGCCCGGTGTGGGAAAGGCTGAACAGGGGCCGCGACGTAATCCGGTCCTCGCCCGGCAAGACGGCGTCGGCATCGGCCTCGAGCTGCACCCATATTTTGGCCCCGCCGAACAAAGCCCCGGCGGTCACAATCTTATAACCGTGACGGCGGCGGATGTTATCGGCAAGGTCGAGCGCCTCGGCGTTCTGAACAGGACGCCATTGTCCGGCGATGTACGGTCCGACCACAGCCCCGGTGTCGGTCCGGGCAATGTGGAACGAGTCATCAATTGCCGTGCCGTCCGCTTTGTGGTTTGGCGAAACCTCGATCTCGTAATTCAGGCCAGCAGCCTCCGCCCAGATATCGATGTCCGCGCTGGGAGCGACAATCTGCGGGCGGGTCTCATTGGCATGCCACGGCGGTTGATCGCCGATTAGGTAGGCCATTGCGACGCGACCATCTGCGGTAATATCAAGTTCATGTGCCATTGGTTTGTCTCCTTGTTGACATGCGGCGGAAGTGCCGCACCCATGTTCTCGCACATAACCGCATGCCGCACAACCCCTCTTCTCAATAAAAAATGCGCCGCTCGAGGCGGCGCTAGTTCTCACACAAGGAAACGGGTTGTTATCGGCGTCTGCGACGGCGGACCGGGCGGTTATTAGCCCGGCGGGCTAGATCATCATAATCTGAGCCGTAGAGCAGGCGGCCAATTAACGTAAATAAAAACATGCGTCCGTCCTTTCTTAGAACAGGTTGAAGGTAAGGTCATACAGGTACAGGTACGACACAAAAGCGACCGCGGAGAATAGGATTGTCACGATATTTTGCAGCCGTTCAACGGCGCAAAGAGGAAGGGGTTCTTTCATCGGGCCATCCACTCTTCAAATGTGGGGAGGGGCGCTCCATTGCGGGTGATGTCGCCGCCTTTTCCATCGTCGGCGCAGTGCAGGAAGATTTCGAACTCGTCTTCGAGCGTACCGCGTTGCCTAGTCTGCCAGTTGGCGTGGGGGGTAAGATTTGTCATGTCCTGACTCCTTTGTTAGTGGGACTATGCGTTTTTATCGGACCCCGGCCCAAAGATCAACCGAAAAATGCTGGCCCAGTTTACAGGCTCCCCCTCGAGCACTGCCGGGTTGACCTTATCCAGACCCTGCATGCGGAGATCGACGGCCTGCCGGGCAGGGTACAAGTAGACTTGGGCGGGATCGGTCATTACCCGCTGCCGCTTTACCAGTATCCAGCAGGACGCGTGCTGGTGCTTAGTCAGGAAGGACACCTGATGCGGGCGGAGCTCTACCGCATGGTTTGTAGTTGCTTTGAGTTCTATAAGATGAAGACCGCCTTCGGCGTCACAGATCATCAGATCGGGAACTCCCGGCATCGCCCACGTTTCTATCCTCGTCGGGATCAACTTGGTCGAGTACCTCTTCATCGCCTCCTTCACCTGACGATAGAATCCGCTTTCTCGCTTTAGAGCGGTTTGAGGCATTTGGTTCGGACTCCGGGGTAACATCGATGGTGATCGGGGCATAGCTCTGTTTAATCTCCTCCAAGGCCCGCATGACTTCGTCCTTCGACATCGAGTCAATGCTGCCATGTCTGATCTCAGACTTACTAACGTAAATATCTCCCTGCGCCTGACCGCGCCGATACTCGGCCTGTACCGCCGCGCTATAAGCGCCGCTCTGCAAGGCCATGTCCCGGATGGTCTGAAGATCACGAAGGTGGCGGCGGTAGCTCACGCCATACTTCTCATCAAGCTCGGCCCGGTATTCACGGATTGCCTTGCAGACATGCGGGGAGATGTGGGGGTTGGTGAGCTCATAAGCTCGGGTATGGGAAGCGCCCGCGCTGTACCCCGCATTGATGGCCGCCTCACGCATTGTGATCTGGCCGTCCTTGGAAACAAGCTCCTTCACGAAGAGCTCCTGTTTCCGGGTCAGAGGGCGGTCAATAAGATCTCGGCTCTTGGCCTTGTGAGGTCGGTTTTTCATCAGCATCCTGTGGGCAGTTAATTGGCGTACATCCTATACCAAGCCCCGTCCCGGTGTATATACTCTGGAAATTTAAAAGTATTTTTTTTCGGCTCAGATGCCATTAAGCCCGATTTGGGTTCTACATATGGTTACATTATTGTATTCAAGGTGTAACCGTTAATATGTACCCTAAGAATCTATATATTCTATACAGTTACCTATACTGGTTACACGGTTACACTGGTTACGGGTAGTTTATGAAAAAATAAAAAAAATAATCTCAGAGCCCTATATAACCGTTACCGTTTTTTGTAACCCGGCTCGAGGAGCCCTGTTTTGGGCTTAACCCTTTGACCCTGTTTACTTTTCCTGTTTTTGGAACTACTCGGAAGAACCGTGGGCCGTGATTGTCGGTACTTTTTCTGCTGACTAACGTATGGCGACGCGCTCTCGGCGGCACCGTATTATTTAGAATAATTCCATGTGTTGGGGTCAGGGGGTTTTATGTTGCACTGCACCATAGAAGAGCTTATATCATTATAGAAGGAGATTACTGACATGCTTTTTTTCGCTGGCATCACGCTCGATGCTTTTATTTCGGACCACGGTTACCGGCGTTGGATTGCTGGTTTGTGGTCTTCCATTAAAAAAGGGGTAGTTGCCTATGGAACCGCTCGTGCTGAAAACTCTATTCGGCACCATCACGTTTTCTAAGGATGGTGTTTCGTTTGATGGCCTGACGTTTAGTTGGGACATCAAGGCAAAGTAAAAGGGGGCCTCGCGGCCCCCTTTCGTTTACTCGTTAGTTTCTTCTTCCATTTTGCGAACCACGCTGGACAGCTTGTAATGGGCATACACCAGCTTCTGGTATTCTGACATGAGCATATCGCCGTCGCATTCCATCATCATCAGAACCGGGCTTTTTAAAAGCTTGTTTAGCCGCCGCAGGAACTCAGGGACGCTAACCTCTTCTTCGTGTTCCCACATCACCGTGCCGAAGATCTTTCCTCGACAACGTTTGCAACCGGGGATCTGTTCTTTAGTCTTGGTCATTTTTTGACTCCTGTGTTGTAGACGCAGACACGTTAGGTCTTACTATGGGATAATGTCAACCCCAATCAGGACGAGCTTTTTTAACGTCGTCTGCGATCACCGTGTTGCACGATCCGCAAACCACTTGATTTGCACCGGCGTAAACTCGCCCACGCGTTAGTTGCCCGCAGAAATCGCAAGGCACGAGGTCCGTGTACCAAGGTTTGTAATCTACGGGTGTGTTCATGTGTCCTTCTCCAGCGGTGACTTTCCAAACATTCGAAAGACCTTCATTGGAAAGTGCGCGACAGGTTCTATATCCGCGTCGTCCTGACGGTCTGTCCTGCCGCCAATTTCCAAGTCGAAGGGCGATGCAAAATCGCACCAGTACAGTCCATCGAGAAATTTCACTAATAGAATTGACCGCGTGCCCGTTACTTCTGATAGTTGGCGTGCGGCCATGACCTTGCCCAACGAAATCATCAGCGTGGGGTATTTGTCGTGTCGGTTGTTTCGTGTTTTTACCTCTGCAAACCCAAAAACCCTACCCTTGCGTAACATGGCGAAATCAAGGCGATAGCTTACGGGCATCTTTACAAGGTCCATGCCCTTCTCTTTCAGTGCCGTGGCGACCAAATTCTCGTTGGTCAGATCGCGCTGGTTCTCGTAGTACGGTCTCACGCAGCCTCTTTATCCGCCGAGAAGACCACTTGGATTGGCTTGGCGGGTTTGTTAGTGTTTTTCGGCATGACAATAAGATCGAACGTGGAGGTGCCGGGCATACGACGATGAAAGAGCCAAATGGCATCCTGCTCGGCAAGCCTCACGTATTTGCGAAACATGTCCTGTTTTTCCAGATGTTCCAATCGGGGTTTGCCAAACA